GAGTCTCTTGAGACTGACCAAATTTGTTTTTAAAACTTTCAATTACTGCTGTTTCTACTGCTTGAGTAGCTTGTAGTTCTACGCCTTGGGTATTGGTATCAGCAAGCACATATTGACCAGAATCTTCTGGGTTAGTAACAATAGCTAACCCAGGTTTGTTTACTTTTTGTTTCTTATACTCTCTTAGTAAACTACGACTTAGAGTTTGCATTTTAGGTGAATTAATATCCGGCCCCCAAAAATCTAATTGAGCTTCATTTATTTCTTGGTCTAATTCAAATTCGCCAAATAAAAAGTCTTGTCGTAACTGAATAAGTTCTTCATCTTGTGCTTTAGCTGCACCTTCTTTTTCATTTGGTTTAGGTGTATAGGTAGTTTTTTTGTAGGTTATAGGATCATCTTCTATACTAACTGAAATATTTTTATCACCTCTTTGTTCAAATCTACCAACAAGTTCAGGTGGTACAGTTTGTGCTGCCGCGTCTAATTGTTGACCAAAGGTACCGCCTACTTCGGCTCCTTCTTCAGGAGCGTCTTGTACAGCATCTTGTTGAGCTTCATAGTCATCTAAATCAGGGTCAGTATCTATAGTGTTTGTGGTAGCTACTAATTCTATAGGCTCAGCAGTAACGGTAGTATCACTATACTTTTCAGCAAATGCTTTTTCAGCAGCTTGTCTTTCTTCTGGAGAGTTAGCTACTATTTCTTTAGTATGAATTATTTTACCTTCTTTATTTCTAGCTTTTAATTCGTGTGTAGCTCCTTCTACTACGTTAATAAAATCTTCTCCATCAAACAGTTTGTTTACGGCTCTTTCTAAATTACCATTATCTTTAGCTCCTACTACTCCTGCTGTAGAAAGATTACTAACTTCTTTTAAAGCGGATTCTGAACCAACGATTAACCCACCTTTATAAGGTACACCAACACTAAACCCAGCTTCTGCGGCTGCTTGTTGATAGTCACTGCCTTCTAATTTAGCTATACCCGGAATAAAAACTGCTTGTTTACCAGCTTTAAATTCAGCGTTTACATCTTCCGGTGTTTTTGGTTGAGTTGGTGCATCTCCATAAGTTTGTTCGTCAGCTAGTTGTTTTGCTGCAAGTTCCTGACCTGTATCTGTGAGTTGTCGAGCTTCTCTAATAATTCCAGTTACTGCACTACCAGCTCCACCACGAGCACCACCAGCAAAAAATCCAGCAAAAGCCGCTTCTGCTAATCTTAATTTAGCTTCTTTTTCAGTATAGTTATCATCTATTGCAAATCTTTGAGCAACCCCTAAACCTTCCTGTCCTAATTCTGTTATACCCTCTACGGCCCCAGAACCACCAAAACCTACAGCTAAATCTTTTACAAACTGAGCATATTTATTTTTAGCTGGACCTTGATATGTATTTAAAATAGCAACTTCTTCTGGAGTTCTTTTATCTTTGTTTTTCTTAAACATTGTATATAGTTTTTTTTCATTTTTAGATAAGCTAGCAACTCCGTAAGTTTGTGCTTTCCTATCTAAAGCAGACAAAGGCATCTGTTTCAAAGCGCCTTTTAACATTGCTCTAGCAAAAATAGTTTCTGAAGCTGTACCTAACAAGGCTTGAGGCACACCTAGCAAAGCTGCTTGCGCTGCTTCTGCTTCCGTTAACTCCATACCTGCTTCTTGAAACTCAGCAGCAGACTGTGAAGTACCTACTACATACTCTTGTCCAAAAGCTCCTGCTATACCCCCACGTTTAGCCCATTTTAAATAACCATACCCTTCATCTAAAATTGTTCTTTCAGCTGCGTCTAAAGTTTCGCCCCGTAGTTTTTTTGCTTGTATTTCTTTTATAAGATCATCTACAGTGTTTTTAGTAGTTCGTCTAACAATACCTTTTCCTAACATCCCTGCCGCAGCTCCGCCAAAACCACTAGCTAAAGAACTAACTGCCATTGGGGTAAATTGACCAATAGCTTTAGTTACTTGAGTAAAAAATCCTGTTGCATCTGGTTCTTCTAAAAATTCTTCGAAAGGTTGTATTTGACCTAATAAACTATTTGAAATTGAATCGTAGCTTTGCGCAATATTTAAGTTTCGCTCTGCTGCTTCTTCTCTACCAAGAAGCAGATTACCAACGCCTTGGAATCTTTGAAAATCCCCGGATAATTGTGTACCACCGCCACGCACAGCATTAACAAAAATATCTCCTAAACCTTGAGGAGCGTCATCTATATCTTCACGTAGAGGCGTACTAGTAGGAGAGACTCGTTCGGTCTCCATTCTAACTAATTCTTTATCAACTCTTTCTTCTTGGCCAGCAACGGCTTCCGGAGTTCCAAAAATTGCATCTGCTAAGGTTTTAGCCATGGCTACCTATTTCTTTGTCTTTGGGACTCAGTATTTATATCAGCTGCAGCAACAAATGCATTTATAAATTCTGGAGAGAACTGTCCTTTCATATCATTTACTGTTAGCACTGTATCACCAATTTTTAATCCTATAACTTCTCCTGCATCATTTCTTTCTGCTATTGCGTCTACTTCGTTACCGAAAAGTTTAAACTGTCCGCCCTTAGCAAAAGTAAGAGTAGTAATTTCATCCCAAAGATCTGGTTCTACACTTGCAGCAAACTCTTTTAAGCTATTGATAACTTCTTGTCCATAAGCTGTTCTCATAGCCAATCGTTTTGCGGGGTTACCCAGATTCATTTGCGCCTTCATGTTAGCTAAAGCTTTAGTAGACTCTTGCCATTTCATTTCAGGGTTTTCAAGCTTACCGGTACGGTACTCTTTGTTAATATCTCTTAACTCGGAATATGCATCGGAGAAAGGTTGAGAAAACTCAACTTCTGGGATTGAAGATGCTTGGGATGCCATGTCTTTAGCTAATTGAGAACCTTGAGTATTTAACATTCCAGTTTCTATATAAGTACCAATACTAATATTTGTGAGAAACGGTCTAATAGGAGCGTCTTTAGGCAAAGTTGCTAAACTAGATAAAACATATTTACGGACTATTTTTCTATCCGCTTCTTTAGCAGTCATTTTTCTAAAGTCACCATTAACTGCTACTAAAGCTTCTGTTAAAGCACTGTTATCTTCTGCAGATATATTAATTGAATTAACTAATTTTTCTATACCAGCAATATCATTGTTTTTTATTAATTTAGCAAACTCATTAACTTGTCTGTCACTAATTGCGTTATTTAATTGTACTTTACTTTCGGGTGTTACCTCATTGCCTAATACTTTAGCTTCATCTATAACTCGCTTACCATCTTTTTCAATTGTATATTTATTAGTAAAATCTTGTGGGGATAAATTTTTAAAATCTTCTGAAATTTCTGAGTTTTTTAATATAATGTTAAGGTTATCAGCTGTAGCTAAATCTCGATAAAGTTTATTATTAGTTATGTAAGTTCTAGATTCGTCACTGCTTAATCCAGCAGGGCCTTTTTTTATTTCGCCTATTTTTTCACCTAATAAAGTTTTAGTATTATTTACTGCCATTTCACTCAGTAAAGCTACTGCTTCTTTTTTCTGTGTCTCGTTAAGACTACTCCATTGTTCTTTAGTAAACGCTTCTTCAACATTTTTTAAATCATAATCTTTACCTAAAAGTTCTGTGCGTCTTTCTTTTTTTCTTTCGGCTACTCTTTGACCCGCCCCACGCTGAAAAATATTATCTAACAACTTACTAACACTTATATCTGGTCGATTAAATTCACTACCTGATAAATAAGGGCCTTTAACACCATCTACTACATAACCTTTAGCAGCTTTTAACTGGTTTAAAAGTTCAGCACCCGTTGCATTTCTTTCGTCTAAAGAAAACCCAGTCTTACTAAATTTACTTTCATCTACTTCAATAACACGGTCTCCTGCTAAAAAATTTTCAAGTTTTTCTTTATAACCTGCGCCTGGTGCTTGTTGCCAAGTTTGTGCTAAAGAATCTCCCGTACCTCCAGTTGTTTTTATTTCATCAGTACTTGTATCAAGACTATCACCAAGATTTGCTATTGTGTTAAGAACTAACTCTCTAGGTGAATTTGCATTATTTATTATGCTGAAATCATTAGAAATATCACTTATATCCAAACCTCTACTAGTTAATTGATTTGTTATATTTACACCCGCTTCTGTACCAGCTGGGGCGGTGCCCATTAAACTATATTTTTTAGCATCATAAACAACATCTAAGTCATTACCTGTAACTGCACCTGGAACTATAGCTTGTCCCCCATCTCTTTCATTTTTTCCATCCATAGTAATACCGTTCTCTCTAATTGCAAAAGTGCCATCCTGATTAGGCGCCATGGTAGTTACAGAAGGGTTATAACTAAATGAACCATCTTCGTTTCGTTGTGCTGAACGAGATACATCAGATAGATTTATTCTTTTAAAATCTTCATTTCCGCTTTGTTTTAATACGTCTTTGAAAAGATCAGGGTAAAATTTATTTTGTTGAGTTTCATCTAATAAAGGTAAAACGTGTTTAGAAAAACTAAGTGTATTTTTTTGTTTAGCCTCATTACGTTCTGCTACGTATTGACCAAAATCCCCGTATAGTTCGGAGTTCCAATTATCCGGTATTTTATTGCTAGTAAGGTATTCATCTGCAACAGTATCTGCTTGTAGTTCTCCTTCCCTCATACGATTTAACTCAACTAAAGACATATCGTTTGTTTCTTGTGTATTAAAATTTTCTGCAAATGGATTAAAAAGAAAATTTAAAAATTGTCCTGCATTCATGTCTCTGTTCGCAGTAAAAGTGCCGTCTTTGTTTCGTATTGCCATTATAGTTTTCCGTAATCAACCATTAAATAACCAGAACCGTGAGTAATTACTGCCTCTGGTTTTTGTTTTTGAACTTCTTGAGCTAGTACTCCATAAGTAGGTAACTTATCTTTACTTAGTTTTTTAGCTTCTTCACTCCATTCCCAAGTATAAATATTATAGTCGCCTTCTTTGTGACTAAATTTAATATTTTCTTTTAAATTTATATCAGAAAAAGAAAGAGCTCCTATAGCTAAACTAGTTAGCATACTAGTTTGTGAATTTTTATACGCTACTCTATCTCTTTCATATTGACTTCTTCTTGCTACTGCGTTTTCTGCTGCAGCGCCTAAACCAGACATTGAACTTCTGTTTACCCCTTGGCCAATATTAATTAAATCGCTAAGTGTTTTTTGATTTTGATTTAATTGAGCTAGTCTAGCTTCATTTAAACCACCAGCTAAATTAATTGCCCCACCCCTTTGTAATGCTCGTTCTCTTTCAGAAGTTAACGCTGCACTAGACTCAAAACCAAATCTTTCTCTATTTCTTTTACTAATATCTGCTGCAATTTGTTGTTGTTGTTCTACATCTTCTGGGACACTATCTATTAAGCTAGTATCTGTTTGGCTTTTATAGATTAATTCATCCTCAAAAGGCCTGTAGTCACGTATATACCTATCTTGCTGACGTTCTGAAATATCAGCAAAAATTGCATCTGGCTCTTGTTTTTTTTGCTCCGCAACTATATTTATGGCTGCTTTAGCACTTTTAGCTACAGCACTCATCATTCCCATTACTCTGGTACCCCCGCCGATAGCTTATTATCTGCTCTATATTGTCTGCCTTTTTCTTTTAGATAACTACCACCTAGTCTACCTACATTACCCATGAGGTTAGTAGCCCTAGATAAACTTGCCGAAGCCCTGTTTAAATCTTCAGATCTTGCTAGTTTAGAAGCTTTAGCTAAACCACTACCCGCGTCAGCTGCTTGCCCTCTAGCAGTAGCTAATACCCCTATTTGTTGGTTAGCTTTTACATCGCCAGCAACAACATTAGCATTAAGCATATTTCCTACCGCACCTAAAGCCCTATTAGCACTGGTATCAACTCCAGATACAGTACTTAAAGTAAGTGGCCTTCCAGTTAGAGATTGCATCGTGTCTGCTTGCGCACGACCACGTAACGTACCACGAGTATCTTGTTTTAAAGAATCATCACGCATCTTTAAAAGCAAAGGGTCATACGTCCCCTCAAAATAAGCTTGGTCTTCTTGTGCTATACGTGCCTGTGTTTTTTCTATTTGACTAGGCTGATACTGTTGTGGTTTTGGTCTTCTGCCCATTACACTTCCTTTTTATATACTGTTGTAACTGCTTTAAATCCATGCAAGTTAGCCGTCTTACTCCATCCAAGACGGTTAGAATGAAACTCCATTCCAGTTATGCTAGTGTTTTTTACAAGTCCTTCTAGGAACTCAACACCTGCACCTATTATACTATACCCAGGTCTACTATAAGCAACCCAAATATGTAATGTTTTTTCTCCACCTGCATCGTTAATTACTGAAACTATTACAAAACCTGCATAATAGTCCTTTTTATACGCCATGTATAATTCGGAACTACCTTCGCGTAACGCTGCATACACGTCCGCGGGTATCCAATCTGCGTATGACTTTTGCGTTACACGTTTAAGATCTTTTTCAATGTTGTTGTAAGCAACTTTTACATCCTCTATTGGAATGTATTCAAAAACGGTATCTTTAATAGTCCAACTCTTTGCCATATCGTCCATACCTCTTCCTGTGGCTTAGACCTGCTGTTTTGTATTTAACTGTTCTTTTTACACCAGTGTCACCGCCACGGCCTTTTAATTCTGCCAGTCTTATTTGTTCATTAAACAAACCAAAATAATCTGCGGAAGCAGTTGGGTCAGTCCATTCTTTTGCTGGTATTCTTAATAATCTATAAACTGTGCCATAAAGAATAGCATCACGGTAAGTGTCACTAAAAGTAGTATCAATGTTACGTGTAGTTCGATTTGGTTTTAAAGCAACATTCATAATTAACTGTTTATTTGAATTAGGTACTGGTACTAACCAGAAAGTATCTGGAGTTTTTTGTAAGTAAACAGTTGGTGTTCCACCACGGTCACGCCAGTCTGGGTAGTTAAGTTCTAAACTTCTAGGGCTAATAGGATCTAAATCATGCCCATCATAAGTAGCTAAAAGTATTTGATGTACATCAGTACCAGTAGGTTGATCAAACTCGTACTCATATATACCAGACACAGTAGTAATTGGATCTAAATCAAAAGTATATGCTCTACTTTTTTCACAAAGTTCTATAGTTGCTGACCTAATATTAGTTTCAATTAAACTGTCAGGGCAACCCGGAGCATAAGGTAATATATCTCTAATTAAAGAATCAAAGCTAGCCATTTACTACTCCTTGGTTAGGTTGTATTGCGTTTGCAGTTACTCCACCTCGCGCAAGGCTTTGCGTAAATAACTGATAATGACTGCCAGCACGTTGTTGGTTTCCTGCATATTCTGAGTCTTTTAGATAAGCTCTATATAAAGCAAAATTTATTAAAGCATTAACGTAAATATCGTCTACTTGTATTACATCAGTAGCTGCACCAAGACTAGTAGGATTTTTAGAATACACTACTTCTACGTAAGCACTACCAGCTACACCTGGATAAACATAAAATTTTCTAGGATCTTCGTTGTCAAATATATAGTGTTTAACTTCAGTACCATGTATTGCATCACCGGTTACTGTAGGGTTATGCCAATTAGGTTCTGTTGAGTTTAAAGAATCTTCTGTTACTACTCTAATACTTCTAGCACCAGTAGCATCTGTAGCTGTTCCTGACATGTTTCTTACTACTTTAATTAGGCGTAAACCGTCAGTTGGTATCGTTTGTTCGGTACCTGTTGTTAACTGCACATTACTATGTGTAGCAGTAGCGTCAGGTCTTATATTTGCAATTTCTCTTTGGGCATCACTTAAATAATCAAACATTTCACCATCAGTCCAACGTACCCCTGTATTATCTTGTAAGATATTACGTACCCTAGAAAGAATGTGCTGCGCTTGTAATGTACCCGCCATTTAATTATTTTTTCTTAGTTGTTTTCTTTTTAACTGGAGCTTCGCCACCTTCCCAAGCTTCATTAATATCTGGGGTAGAGGGGTCATCTGCTTGCAGTTGTCCTTTTTCATTTCTTGCTCTTACTGGTTTTTTTACTTCTTCTTTTACTTCTGTACAACCAGCTTGTAGACACGCATAAGCAATATACTCTGGAAATTCTCTAATTTCCCCTGCGGCTACTCTAACTGCATCACCTGTTGTAAGTGATACATGTAAATCTGTTGTTGATGTTACTTTCATTCTTTTCATTTTTAACTCCTGTTTTAAGAAGGGGTGGCTATCTCTAGCCACCCGATTCTAATTAAAATGCGCAATCTACTCTGATTACACCAAAGTCTTCGTTCTGACCAGAAATGTCAGAATTATAGACTGGCTTTTTAAGGCCCATTATCTTACCAATAGAAATACCGTTTTGGTTTCCATAGTCAAATGTGTCTTCAACTATTTCAGGTAACCCGATATCTGCCATTGCAAGAGACTGAGCTCCACAGAATAGGCAAGCAGCGAAATCAACATCACTACCAGACCCACCTTTCTGAGTACCAGAAGTACCCTGAGATGTGTTTGGTACATGTCTGAATTCGTGAACCATAACGCCGTCAACCATTAAGCTAGAAGATCCAGCAAATAGTTCGTTGTTTGGTCCTCTGATGCCAGCACTTCTTACGTTAGATAAGAAGTCTGAATCTAGCTTCAGATCAGCCATTACTTGTGGAGTAACAAAAAGATGGAACATCTCTTCATTACCTGCGCCTCTCATACCTCTAATGTATTGGTCTTTAGCAAATGCTTTTAATTCCACAATAGACTTGTAAGACATTGTGTCAGCAGCAACTAAAGCAGAAGTATCACCAGCAACTAGACCACTAGTCGCATCAATTCTTCTGTGTCTGTTAGAAGTAGGAGCAGTTATATCAGCATTAAATGCCAAGTCAGATAAATTAGCACCTGAACCTAAAGTAGGTCTTGTAGCAGAAGAACCACCGATATTGTTGTTCTTTCTGTTATAAGAAATCCCAGCTAAGGTTAAAAACGCTAACTGATCCATACGATCTGCCATTGCGTATGCAAGTGCATCTCTTGAATGCTCACGGAAGTTGACAACAGATTTTTGATCAGCAAGACGACCCGAAAGTCTGTTTGCCATTCTCATTTGATCTAGTTGTACAACGATGTCGTATGCTCTTAATGCTTCTTCATTACCTTCAAGAGTGTTGTCTCCAACGATACCGTCACCAGTCATGTCAGCAAGAAGTGTTAAAACAGCTCTTGCGCCTTTTTCTGATTGAGTAAGTTCAGATATGCTCTGAACCATTGCGTTGGGTCCACTACCCGCAAATTGGTTAATGAAAGACATATTTCGAGCTACACGCCAAAAATCACGAGACCAGATAGTAAGCTGTTCACTGGTCAACGCGCTAAAGTTTGTATTAGCCATAAGGCCCTCCAAATAAAATTAAATTAAATAACCAATCGCTATTTGGGGCGATATCCCGTATACCCTTTATCGTTGGGGTACGATATCGTTAGTTTAACGAGCACGACCTCGAGCAGTTAACGTCGTTGCAGACGAATTATACGATGATTATACTGAACGATCAGTTGTTAGATATCGTTCCAACGGACGAATTCTTAAATAGTATACTACTCTTTAATCAAAGTCACCACGTAATCTTCGTAAAGTATCTTCAGGTAATGCACGAAATTCATCATCAGACATTACATTTATATCTACTACTTTTTTATTCTTAGCAGACTCACCTTTCATTTCAGGTGGTTGCGCTTGAGATGCTTCTACTTTTTTCTTAACAGTAGCTTTTTGTTTCTTTTCTTGTACTGCTTTAGTCAAAGTAGGTGCGGGATCAACTGCTGGAGCTGTTTCACCTTGTAATAACTCTGGTTTTTTACTTAACAAAGTAACTTCAGTAGCTTTTGCTAAAGAATCAGCAGCACCATATCCTTGATAAATAAAAGCATCACGTAACTCCATAACTTCATTAGTTAAACCTTCGTCATAAGCTTTACTTTTTTCATCAAAAATAGGAAAGACTTCCATAATCTCAGAAGCTTTTTGAGTTAATTCATGCAATTCACGATCTTGTTGTACGGTTTGACCCATTTTACTTTGCATTTCAGACATTATCTGTTCCCTTTCGGCTGACCTAATCTCTTGTCTAACTAAAGCAGCTTTTTCTGTTTCGCCTTCTAAAACTAAATCCTGATAAGTTTTTTCTTGGGCAACAAAATCATATTCAGGTGCTTTTGTTTCTTCAGCTTCTTTGCCCTCTATGTCTTGTAAACGTTTTTGCATTTCTTTGTTTTTTGCTAAAACTTCATCAAGTCTAGATTTAGGCACCATAGGTGCTTTAGGTTCTTCGACTACTTCTTCTACTTCCTCTGTTCCTTCCTCCACTGCTTCCACAGGTTGCTCATCATCTCCTTGAACTGCCTCTGGTTCTGGTGTTTCTGTTTCACCTTCTGGTTCTTCAACTGAAGTTTCTTCGACTTGCTCCTCTGCAACTTCTTCTGTTGTTTTCTCTCCAACAACCTCCTCTTCTGTTTCTTCTTCTTCAACCTCTGCCTCCGTAGTTTCGGGTTCTTCAAAATTCATATCAACTTGGAAAGGTGCAACATCTTCTTCAGTTTTTGCATCCGCTCCAGGCATACCTTCAAATTCTAGTTCTGTAGTATCATTATCTTTTTTAGCCATTACGTGCCTCCTTTGGTTTTCATAGCTTCGACAGCAATTTTTGATGCCGCTTGGGTTTCACTTTGTCCTTTCCTCATATCATTAGTTACCGATGATAACTGTTGACGTAAGGCAAGTTCTTCTTGCTTCATTTGCATTTTCGCTTGCAGTTCAGCCACTTTGAGTTGTGGATCAGCAGCAGACTCTTGGGCTTTTGCCATATTAAGCTGCGAGAGCGATTGCAAATTCTGTACTTCTGCTTCCATCTTAGCAATTTCAAGTTGTATTTTTTGTATTTCAGCTTGTGCTTGGAAGGCTTGTATTTGTGCTTGTTCTTCAGATGGTGGTTCCATACCCTGCATTATACGTATACGTCTAGCAACTTCACCTTTTTTAGCTAAGTGTGAATAATCAACAATTAGATCATCAGGAATCGGTACACCAACCTGTCTAAGTTGTATAGCTTCAGCAAATTGAACTTCATCATAATTATCTCTAGCTGGCATAGTACCTACTACTACTTTATATTCTCCAAAGGTTAAGTCATTTATTATATCTCCTTCAGGAGTTACTTGATTTACTACAACCGGAACTTCTGGTTTCATTGGATCACTTTCATCAGTGATTTGAATTAATCTTTCTTCTGTATAATATTGTTGTACGATACGTAATACATGTTCCGCTAAATATTGCCTAGTTTTTTGTAAATTATCTAAAGGTACTTGAATCATCAAGACACCACGATTTTGTTTTTGTTGGATTGCTACACCGGAAACTTCAGGGCTATCTGTACCTAACATTGCATCACTTATACCACTAATAGTTTTTATATTAGCTGCAGCTTTTTGCCCAAGTCTATCTAGTCCGGTGGGAATCTGGTTAGGTGGTATTTTCGCTGGGGGAGAAGATCCGCGATTATACTCTAATACTAAACCAGTTTCCGCACCGTGTTCCTCGAGGTCGTCTGCGGTCATACCTTGTAATGAGCCTGTTTCTACAATCCAACCACTGTTAGCAGTTGTGTTTACAATATGTAATTCTTGTGAGCTTATTTTATTAAGTTGTTCTTGTGGTGAAATTAAGTTTCTTACCATACCAAATGGTCTACCTCTACGCCAATAAGGAAAGTAAGGTACGATAGTAAAACATACATAAGGGGACCAATCATCGTGTAACACAACATGATCAGCAGTTACAGTCCAACGTACTTTACGATCTAATCTAGTTAATATATCTAAGCCATATTCATCAGCAAATTTGTCTCTTTTACGCTTACTCCAATTTCCAGGTACTTGACGCATATCACCAGTAACTTCATCAACATAATACATACACTCTTTTAATTGATAATACTGTCTTTCAATAACTCGAATAGCACGAACTTGTCTATTTTCTTCTGGATTAGCGGTAGAACTTTGGTTGTATTCAACACCAGTATAAGTGTCACCATATCTAGTTTCTTCATACTCAACCGAATCTGTACCCATGGTATTACCGTATTCTGCTGAAACTCTTAGTTTATCGGCTTTATCTTGCCCATACTGTTCTTCAATCTCATCTAAACTCATCCACTTAGTTTCAAATATTTCATTCCAAGTTTTTGGGTCATACTCTTTTGCATCTGGGTCAATAAGAATATCTAGGGGGTCTTTAGTAGTAACTCTAACTTCACCTTGAATATGGTCAGTAAAATCTATACGCACATCAAAGTAACCACGATCTTGAATAAGACCATCAGCAAATACTTGTGATTCTAACCACTCTAATTTATTAGTGTCAGCAATATGCATGTAAAGCTTATTTAAAACATCTGCTACTTCTTGAGTACCGTTGCCTTTAGGTTTGAAATTAACATCTGCTCTTCGAGTACTTTGCTCACCAAGCACAGTATTGACGGTAGGAAGTATAGTATTAATAGTTAACGCTGGACGACCTTCATCATCTAGTGTTGCAACATCAGCAGGATCCCACTGATTACCTCGGTAAAAAGCATCACATTTTTTCGCTGTCTCGATATAGTCAAGATGGCCATTGTCGCGCGCACGTTCGTAACGCTCGAACTGATTTGTAGCTATTAAATGCTCTTCTTCTTTACTAAGTTTCTTTTTCTTTTTACTATAATCCATTAAGAACTCATTGCTGATTTACGTTTATCTGTCTTAGCTAAATATTTTAACTTATCTCGCCAAGAAGGTTCGTGTTCTATTTTTTCTACAAAAGTAGCAAATTCAGTCATCATCAATCCTATCCATGCTAGTGCATCCACTTGGTCATCATGAACCCCGTTTGGAAAACGCAAAAGTTCCGCAATAAGCGGACCAACCCATACCGGATCTTGTGGAAAGTATACCATGCCTTGTTGCATTCTACCTTGAATCGCACGACCCCTTGCTTCTTTGTCACGTCGTCCTACTTTTAAATCTTTAAAGTAAGCTTCGTTAAGTCCACGTTCGCGAACTCGTTTTTGCAAAAAGGGCCCTAATGCCATTTCTATATGTCCTTTTTCTATGCCCACTACATGGGGACGCCAAGTTTCATATAAGTCTAGGATTTGTTCAACAAGTTCAAACCCGTCATACTTCCCTCGTACACAATCTACTACGTATAAATTATCGTATTCATCAACCCCAACAACTAACCCAACAGAGTAGTCATTACGTTCACGTTGACCAATCGCTAAATCCCATGCGCAATAGTAGCGTAACCTGTCAAAGTCTACTTCATTTTCATCGTAATACCTAATCATTTCTCGGTTGAAGTATTCACCTTCATCATTAACTGGATTTTGTTGATACAAAGCTGACCAGTCCCTTGGACCTACCGCTTTTTGAATCTGCGTTAGAGCTTCCGCACTGTATCGCTCTGGGTGAAGCGCTTCGCCTTGTTCTCTAAACTCTTCGTCTTCTTCAGCTAACGCTGGATATTTGACTACTTCCCACTGATCCGCACCGCCGGCTGCTGCAGCTAGTAGCTTTCCTGCTAAATCATCATCGTGCCATCTAGTAAGAATTACTAACACACCACCTCCTGGGGCCAGTCTTGTGTAAGCAGTTGAAGTGTACCAATCCCAAACAGAATCCCTATTGTATTCAGACTCAGCATCTTCTCTGTTTTTTACTGGGTCATCGATGACAAGTACGTGCGCACCTTTACCGGTAATACCACCACCGACACCAGCTGCTACATAACCACCGCCCTTGGTTGTATTCCAAGATTCTACGGACTGCGAACTAGGGTCGAGCGATACACCAGAAAAGACATTTTTAAAATTAGGTTCTCTTAATTGTTGACGAACCTTACGACTAAAGTTCATGGCCAACGATCCAGAGTAGGAACAACTAATAAACTCATGTTCAGGGTTCTTACCTAAGTGC